GTTTTGTAAGGCTAACTTTCGCGCTTGACTTCTAGTTAGTCCAGTGCTTTGTTTTTCTTCTTCTATCGGACTGCTAGTTCTATTATTCCAAACTGTAGGCTTACCTCTAGTATCCAAATGCATAAAGGTATCATAAAAACCAGTACCATTAAAGCCTTGTTTCAATGCTTGAATAGAAACCCATGAAGCATCGGCTGATGGATCAAATCCGGCCCATGTTATATCAACTGCTTTACCGGATAAATGTTGAGATTCTTTTGCACCGCCTACTGAGTTATTGTATTCTACACTTCTCCAAGCACTATTAATAGTAAATGGTCCTTTCACTACGTTTTTAACTTTATCATGTAATCTAAGTAATTTAATTTTAACATCACGATCTAGATTATCCCATCCTGCTCTGCCTAACTTAGTCACCCATTGTCCAGCAACCTTAATCTTGGGATGACTTCCAGAAGAAACTTCTTCCCAAGTAGGCACTTCTTCTTGCTCCTTAACAGTGGGTGGAGCAGGTTCACCTTTTGATGTTTCTAGCTCTTGTTGTTTATTTATTACTTCTTTTCGTTTTTCTGGCGTGTATCTAATGGCACCCGCTCGGATAGCTTCACCCGTTGTACGATTAGATACATTATTAAGTGTATTAAATACTTCTTCGTAACGATTTGAAAAATCATCCAACGGTGCTTTTAATCCATTGATCAATCCTTCTACACCAGTTACAAATGAACAGAATTTATAGACAAGTAACATTATTTCTTCAATCGATGGATTTTCGAAAACACCTACCGCATAGTCAACTAATCCTTCTATCTTCTTAAAAATAGAATTTTTATTGTCTTCATCAAAGAAAGCAAGAATATCATCTTTTAATTTATTTACACGTTTTACAATTTTTTCATTGACAAAAGTTTCAATTTGACCCATAATATTCTCGAGCGAGAAATTTTCAATCATTTTTTGAACTTTTTCAATTACGCCTTTAACTGCATCTTTTACTTTCTTTTTAATAGCTTCTATGAGAGCTTTTACTTTGATCTTTTCAAATAATGCCTTGATAGGATCTTCGATATTTTTAATCTTATTTAAGAATGCAAATACATCCGTGATTAATCCTTCAATCTCACCAACCAAATCAAAGAAGCTGTCAATTGCAGCAAAGATACTTCCTATGCCTGCACAGAAAGATCCTAGAATACTTTGTTGGAAACTTCCTCTATAAAAGCTATCCAATTGAGAAGAAAACCTTAAAGATTGCGATCCCCAAGAATCTTGCGCAGTATATGGTGTATAGTTATATTCTTTTAAGAATTGCGCGTATTCAAACGCAGTAATTGGTCTATCGCCATTTAAACGATAACTAAGCAATTCTAAATCTTCTATATCTTTACGTACGTAATCTCTCTTTAAGAAATCATTATTTAATGATGATAATGAACTATAGAAATCTTGCCCAAATTTATTAACTGCATCAGTAAGAACGTTTGTAGATGCTTCTGATACTATTGATCTTCTAAATTCTTCATCAAACTTATCAATGGCAGCAAGTGTATACTCGCCGTTTAAATTAGAAATGTTTCCAGAACCAGCAGCACTCGTCTGCTTTTGTAAGTCAGGATTTAAACAGTTATCCATGTGCGGTATCATTTCTTTATCCTACCTTATTCGTCTGAACCGTCGTGATCTTGCGCTGCTGCACCAGCTGAACCTAATGAACCTTCAGTCTTGCCAGAAATAGATGTAGATTTTGAAACAGGTTCTGGCGCTTTAACAGCAGCCGCGGCCCAAGCAATTTCTGGGAAACCTGATCCCGGAATAAATGGTTTACCCGTAAAATCAGGAATGAATGATGGCGCAATAGTTGCAGAACTTATAGGTGTACGAGCTAAACCATTCGCCATATTAACAAAGTTATCAATATTTACAAAACCTGCATTAACGTTAACTTGCGAGCCACCACCAATTGCTACATCAATTGTACCAGTAATATCAGTTGTTAAACCAGATGATAATGTACTTGTAAGTGCTGCATATGAATTCCAATCTGCAGATAGTTGATTTATTGTAACTGCTGATAAATTCATTTCAGCAATTGATTGTACGTTAACTTGAGTATTACCTCTCATATGCAATTTATCAGTTGCATCTACAAGAATCTTTTCTGACTTAATAGAAATTGCACCATACGGGAATCCAAGATTACCAGATGATAATTGCATTTCTTTATTTGCTTTAAGAGATAATGTGCCAGCGTTAGCTTCAACCTTGACGTCGCCTGCTCTCAATTGCATATTCTCACTACCATTTAGTACAGTTTCTGAACCACCAACTGACAGCATATAGTTACCATGTACTAATGTTTTAAGATCGCCTTCTACTTCTTCGATCTTATTACCTTTAACATACACATGGCTATTACCATTAATTGTAACTACGCTCGATCCGCCAACAATTACGTGTTGCTTACGATCGATAACTTCGTATTTGTCAGAAACGGATTTCTCAGTAACAGTACCACGAGAATCGATTTGAACATAAGAACCTTCTTTATGCCAAATCATAATTCTTTCACCACCCGGAGTATCATCAATTTCTATACTATGGTTTGCAGTTTCAATTACTTTATTATATGGGTATTGTGCATTGTAAGCAGAACCTGGCTCGTCAATAGTATCTTCAGAACCTGCAACTTTTTGATTCAACTTACGATTCATTTCTTGTTCTAATACGTAAGTTTCAGTTAAGTTTTCACCACGAGATAGATTAGAATTTTGCGGATTGCCAAAATCCTTTGCTCTTGAACCTTGTGCAAGTACTCCCATGCCTTTACCTATCCAACCCCAACCATCAACTTCAGGATCAAACTCTTCGGTGAATTGTGTGGGAATCAAACCTAGAATCATTGGATGCTGAGCTGAGCGTCCATCAAGGAATGTACCAAACACCCAAGAGTTAATAGGAGGCAAAAAGTCAGGAAGATAGTTACCAGATACTACGATGGCCCAAGGCAAATCTTCGGTAGCAATATCTTTATTTGTTCCATGTACGTTAAACGCACGAACTTGTACTCGTCCTTCTAGACGAGGATCTACATTATTTTCAATAACACCAATGAAAAATAATGGATCAGATATCCCTATGTCGTATTCTTTCATTATTAACCTTTACTCCAATCAAATTTAACTAACTCTAATGTAGTATTTAATACACTATCGGTGCCTCTATTATGTTTAACCGATCTAATTAAATAATTTCCAGAAAGAGAAGCATTGCCTTGTTTTAATTTAGAAGTACTATCTAAATTTTTAATATCAATATCTATTATCATACCGGGTCTAAGATCTAATCTGCCTTTCGTTGTAGCAGTAGCTCTCGTATTATTTAAATGATGATAATATGAAACACGATTCGATATAATTTGAGGCAAAAACCTTGGAGGATTAACACTTGTTACCGGTTTGCTGCTATCATCTTGATAATCTTTAAATGTTAAAAATCTTCTAGCATTTTCGTCTGTAAAAGTATCTTTCATAAATTCTTTTGTATATGGTACGTCATCCAAGTTTCTAGGATTACCAGACATATCAATATATTTTGCATCTTTAGTATAATCAAAGTTATACATATTGACCTTTCTTCTAACGAGATCTAATTCAATAATCTTATTCTTATATGCACCATTATGCATATCTTCTATACTATTAGATCCTTTGTTATCAATAGAAAAAGTGTCAAGTCTGTTAAGTTGAGTTATAGGATTATTAGGTGCAGCAGAAGCTATCGGAGCAAAAAAGAATTTTCTAATTGTGTTAGGATTCTCGGTATGCTGCTTTATGAAATAATCGTCGGTCGCAAAATAATAGTTTTCAAATGTCTCAAAGAATTTAAAACTATGCGATGTACCTTCCTGCCCATAAGCTTGCGAAGCTATATGACCTATTGCTCTAAATGGATTATACCTAGGAATGATTGCGTTAATTGTACTGTTAGCGGGTTGATAATAAAAATTTCTATTATCGTCAGCTTTCAATTCATGTCTTTTTGTTTTGAGCACTAAAGAGTTACCATTAACATCTTTGGTATTTTCTGCACCCAAATTTGAAAAGTAAGTTTGGAATATTTGCTTAGCAATTTTACCTACTGAATCTGTGTACGCTTTAGTAATAATTCTTTTACTTGCTTCAAACGAAGTATTAGATATAAAATGTAAAGTGTACATAACACCGTTATTACTTTCAGAAGGCTTTATGTTATCTATTCGATGGATTTTGCCAAACAGTCTAACAACTGTTCCCATATCATTAGACTGTACTTCCAAAGCTATAGATTCTTCGGCTCTTAACGGAAAGTTTTCTAATAATCCAACTGTTTCATAAAGTGTCACTGATGCACGATAGCTCGTCATATTCATCGATTGAGAAAATTCAAATGACACAATAAATTTTGAGATATCTGTTTCCCTACCGCCATAAGAATAAATGGCAGCTTTTTTAATATCAGCCGTTGAAGGATTATAATCGCTCATTAGTTATTTCTTATTTTTCTTCTAAATTCTTCAGAAATTTGCGGTAAATACGCTCTATCAATTAAAAAGATTTCTTTCTTATTTTCGTTTTTTGCGTATTCATCGTCGTAAATTCTCCAAGGTTTCCACTCTTCAGGAATAATACGTTTGATGATAATTTTACGTCCTTGCTCAGTACGTAAGATAATCCTATCCTCTTTACGAAGATAGATTGTTCTAAACGATTCTGGAGAAAGTTTTACTATATCAACAGCCATCTATTAAACCTCTTTATAATAAAATAAGATATTATCATCTTCATCTGGATCACGAATCCATTCAACGATTTCGTCTCCCGTTTTACCCGACTGCTCATCGTATTTAGCTTTAATGTAATCATTAAATTCTGCAACAGATTTAGGCCATTCATGATATGGGTCCATGATATTATTTGCTAGATACACCAACCACGTATAATCGGTAGATCCATAGTAAAATTGCGCAATGTCTTCAGGCCTTTCGCCTTCTTCAACTGTGTAAGGTAAATATACAAGCGGGTTTTGAGAAACAACCTT